CACTAGACTAACAAAATGATTAGCAGCAGATGTGGGGGATAATTGTTACAATTTTACCGTAAACCCCTAATGTTAGTGACAGCTGGTTAGGTTTTAATCTAACCACCCACTGGCATATTCTAACTATTTACAAATATTTACACACATCTGGTTACCCAAACACTCACTAGAAACCGAGGATGCACATAATATGCTCCCTATTTGCCCTAGATGAGTCAGTTCTAATCACAGGTCTGACATCTTTAATAGACTGATGCCACAATTTATGCCAATATAGAGGGCAAATCCAGGACTCTGCGAGTCCCAAATGATACGCCATCTTCCATATTTTGCTATTATGGTACAACCTCCTTCTTGCATTTCGCTCACTAAGAGCCAAGAAGTCAGCATCAGCAAAGTTAAAGAATTGGGGAAGAGTGAAAGTTCTCCAGAAATACTCAATAGTATCTGAGTACACTCTTTGATTTTCGATCTCAAGATCTACCTCCGAGCCACCTTCTGTTTCAAGATTCAGATGGTTTACTTGACGCTCGTCCTTACTCATACCGGCCTGTCTAAAACAGGCATCTTGTCGCTTGTTGACCAATTCATCAAAGATACAGAGTTTCTCAGACCCCATATTCTTCGGTTTTAATTCATGATAATCTTGAAATATTATCCGAGCAGCCACACGCTGCTGGTCACTGATTAGTCGATGCGGTTCATTGCCCACAGCTAATCCAAGGCCCCCCAACCATGAAGGGATGTAGTAAGGTATACCACTAAGCTCTTTTGATAAGAGATACTTATTATGATAGTGACGAAATAAAGACATGAGTTCATCATATATGAATTCAAACCCTCTCACTAGTTCCTTAGAACACTCACCCATACGAGAGCAAGCACTAACAAGATCCTGTCTATCTGAGACAGCCAGTTCAGAACCTCCTTCTGATCTAACCATACCTTTCATTAAGCCAAAGTTGACAAATGAGACCTCTCTGAATCTTAGTCCAAAGAGATTACCATCAAAATCTTGATGATCGGTTAGTAGAAAACTCCTAGAATTCATTTCTATAAATTCTCGAGAAGTAAAGGTTTTTCCAATTGAATTAAATAGACCGACCATACTACTACAGCCGACCCAATGAGAAAATTGCTTAATGGGAAAGCAACAATCATCACCGTTAATTAATCCAGGGAAAATCTGAATCGGTATCGAGCAGCCCCTGTCCATTTCAAGGGCCTTTCTGCAAACAGCAAAATTAATGATACATAAAGTAGAAAAGGATAAAATCTTACCCATAGGCTGAGCCTCTCTCTGAGAGGCGGAAATCTTTCCAACACTGGGAGTCTCATACTCCACAATACAATCACATAATGACCGAATTGCAACGCGAGAATACAACTCACTCAAACCAAGATGATTACATATCGTTGTGATACATACTCTTGTATATGAGGAGATCATCATATTAGTAGCATTGTCATAGTCACCTGAAACAAATACTTCATCTTTACCTAACCTCTCAATAACTGCCTCCAAATGGGCATTAGTTAATGGAGTCCCTGTTACGGCAAAAACAGCATGTTTCAATAAACACTTTGATAGAAACTTTTGTAAAGGCTTGAGCAGCCATGTTTCTAAAGCACAAGGTGTTGTGATTCCTCTGACCTTGAGGGCTTCTTTTAAGCCAATAGGTCTTATAACAGAGGGTGTATCTAGTGCCTTTAAGCAAAGCTCTTCTATGTCCAAATCAGTACCGAGATTGAAGGGATTTATATTTTGTTCAATATATTTCACTGACTTCATCTCACCATACAATCCCACACCCCTAAAGCCATCTGCATCCTCCGTCTCAATAGGAGAGTTACAAATAGGATCAGGATCCTGATGAGGGTTGTAATGATCATCGTGAAACGGGTTATAAAGCATACCATGCTTCACTTCCACTGAGGGATCACGCGGGTACCTTGGTACACATTCTTTCACAATAGGGACATGCCCACCTTTATGAATATTATTTTCAGTACAGGAAGAGAAACTAGGACAAAGATTAAATTGAGGATCGAAGATACTATCTCCAATAATCTCAATAACCGACCTAGTTATTTCACTCTCCATGTCTCCTACAGACAAATCCAGATAAACTGGCTTATCTTTAGGTGTCGTGAAAAGCTCAAAGGTCTCTAAACAATTGACAATACAATCATTATCAGAGACTCTAGGAGCTCCTTTCTTTACGCCACGACAGAGACTATCCACATAGGACATAAACCAAATTCTCTTATCCACATTGTCCTGAGTCGTTTTCAGCTGAGAAATCCAATGGGTGTGATCTTTGTTAAGTATCACTTTATGAGAATCAGGCAGGATCATAGGATTCTTAGGTAATACATCCGAACCTTTTGCCCATGCTGCAAAAGCTGCTAATTTGTATTTGACAACTTTCATCCAACGAGAGACAGTAAATTTCTTATCTTTAACTATCTTCTCTGAAGACAACTGAGCGGTTTGACATGCATAATTAAGCCATGTTCTTACCATTTGTGAACGAATAGAATCTTTGGGAATGCAATAGCCGTAGAGCAAACTTGCTCGATACATGTCTATTACGACTTTCCAAACAGCATCAAATTCTTCACTAAGAAAACCATCTCTGGTAAAGAAGGTATTACGAGTCCATAACATATGGTTCACCCTTTCTTTCATTAAATGTCTGACCTCACTGACGGTGGGATGGTCTTCCACCAAATCAGTGACTGCAGCACTACCCCCATGAGAATATCGTGACCTGACCCTGGTCACCTCATCACCCAAGACGTTACTCTTGTCGATAAGATTAAGACTTTGAGCTACCTCTAGACTGGATTTACAATCTATGATAACTTGATATTCTCCCCCATTAACCTCAGTCTGTTCTGTGGTCTGGGCATCTTTTAAAAGACCTTGACGGTCTAGTGGAGTCGCATTGATTTGCCTCTCTCCGATGAAGGATAGCTCACCCATAGTATTAATACAGGCAAGCGTGTCACTCGATAGCCTTTCGAGAGACGTGCCCAGGGCTGGATAATCCAAACCCCTATTTGTTTGATGTTCTATTTGCACCAGAACGTCGTTTGTAGTGGAATTTTCC